TTGGTTCTTGTGGGATCTGTGAGACGAAGGCCTGAGGCTCGATTGCCGGGGCGTAGGTGCCGCCATATTCTTCATACAGCTGCTTGGCCTTCTCCATGGTCACCACGGGCTGGCCGTATGGACTGCCGGGCAGGCTGGCCCACTCGCGGTTGCACTTGGCAATGGCAGCCTCAAACCTGCCCGCCATGACGTCATCCAGCGCCTTGCGGCCCAGGATCAAGGCGACAGCGCCCAGGTCCTGATTCTTCGGGCTGAAGTCCTTGAATCCGTATTGCTTGACGAGTCCGTCCCAGGTACGGGACAGGAACTGGTAAGCGCCGGCCGCTGTACTGGTGATCGGGCTTCCGCCCAGGCGCTTCGTGATCGCCCTGCGCGGGTGATCCGAGAAATCCTCGAACCGCTCTCCACCAAACATCACCCGATATCCGTCATCCGACGATGTGCCCTCGCCATAGCGGAGCATGCTCAGGAAGGCTTGGACGTTGCTGTTCGACAGCGCATCGATGAGTACGATGGGATCGCTCATTTGGTCTTCCTCGGTGGCTCTGCTTGCTTCAGCACGCGGATGTCGGACTCTGCTGTGTCGATGCGGAACTGCAGCAACGTGAGAGCGCCTGACAGGCTGCTCGTCGTGTTGTCCTTCACCTTGAGTTCTGCGCGTAGCTCGCGGATGTCGCCGCGCAGCGCAATGATTTCCTCGGCCGCTTTCTCGCCCTTGAAGTGCATCGAAACGATCATTGCTGCAATACCACCAAGGATTGATAGCAGGTATGGAAGCGGAAGCTTCAGCTCAATGATTCGCTGCGCTGGGCCGGATGGCTCTATGGAGGTTCTCATCTGTGTGGTCCTATCTGTCTTATTTCCTCGTGCCATTCGTGGCCCTGGCGCTTTTGCTGGTCGCCAAGCTAGTAAGCGGCGGCTTTGCTAGGCATCGAAAGAAGGCCGCCAAGCGCGCGCCCAGAGAGTTGGCTAGCCGGTCCAAGCAGCCCAAACATCGCCGCGTTGCGCAGCGTCTCATCAGTGGACTCACTGGGCTGCAGGAGACCCATCCCGGCGCCCAAGAGGCCTGCTCCGGCCAATGTGTTTGCTCCAGGGACGAAAGCAGCCGGGACCATGCTCAGCGTGCTGCCCAGGACTGAGCCCGCGCGCCCCATGCCGGTAGACAGCAGTGGCGAGTCGAGATCGCGCAGATCGCGAATGTCCTGCTTCGACAGTTGACCCAGCGACTGCTGTATCCCAGACTTGGTGTTGTTCATGCCCTGGCCGATGCCAGCCAGGAGCAATTCGAGCGGGTTCATGCTGCTTGTTGGGTCGTATTCACCAGCCATGTTTTCTCAACAAAAAGCCCGCTCAAGGCGGGCATAGGACTATGGAAAATTTGCGTGAGACCATTAATCAGATGATCAGGAACAGCAATTTCAGCCCGGGTTTTATCGGGTGGATTGGCGCGCTGATCGTGCTTGCTATCTACGACTCATGGAGGGGGCGCAAGTAGGCCGCCGGTGTATGCCAGGGCTGGGTTGAGCAGGCCGCGCATCACGGGATCTCGCTGAACCGGGCCGAGTAGGCCGGGCGCCACGTTCTCGGCGGCGCGCTGCTGAAGCGTCGCACGCACGTTCTGCACAGCCGGACTGACCATAGGGCCGACAACGGGAATGTTGCGCATCATGTCCAGGCCGCGCCCGAGCAGCAACGCGCCGGAGTTGCTGTTGTTCACGGCGGAGCCCACGGGCTGCACCTGGGTGTAGCTTGCAACACGACCAACCCGCTTCAGGTTTTCGATCTCTTCCGGCTGGAAGAACAGGGTCAGCTTCTTGTCGCCAATCTGGCTCAGGGCCTTGTTGTAGGCCGACTGGCTGAACTTGCCCACTTCATCCGCAGCGCCGCCAAGGGCCTTGTCTTTGAGGTGGTTGACGATGGCATCACGCGTCTCGCCCACCGGGACATTGTTTGCCAAGTTGCGGGCATCGGCGACAGTCCCCTTGATCACGTACTTCTGGAAGAAGTCATCAGGCTGAGCACCGCCAATTGCCTGGGCAACAGGCCGGCCGCTCTCTTGCCAAGCGAAACGCTCGCGGGCAGCTTGGCGCGCGGCGTTGAACGCATCGATGGACTCTTGACCGAGGTTGGTCCCGCCGCTCCCGCCGAGCATCGGGATGCCGCCAGGCGCTGTCTGGGCAGCCTGCTGCATCAGCGGCGTGTCATCCAGAGCACGGCGCACCATGCCCAGCGCCATGCGCGTCTGACCGTCATTGGTGTTCCGCTGCAGGTTGCCCATCAACGTCTTTAGCTGCTCGGCATAGTTCACATCGAATGGCACTTGGCCGGCAGAGATCCGGTTGATGTGCTGCTCCACCTGGGGCGGCAATGCGCCACCGAGCAAGTTCTGATCCAGCACCTCGCTCACCTTGTCAGCAAAGGCGCGGCCGTTCAGTTGCGCGCTACGCCCCGTGGTGTCGCGCGCCTGGTCGTAAAGCGTGGTCACGTTCGCGGCCTTCTGGGCATCCCTGCCCAAAATTCCGCCAATCGCCGACTCGCCTGCACGGAACTGGTCGCCACGGCTCGCACCGGCCTCGTTCAGGTTACCGATCAGCCGCGTGTTGTTCTGGTTCTGGATACGCGCCATGCCCTGCAGTTGATCGTCCGCGGAGTTGGCTCCCATCTTTGCCAGGTTCATCTCGCGCGTGATCTGCACAGGATCTTGCGTGACCATGCCGCGCGTGGGCGTGACCCCTAGGGCCTGGAAGTCTGCCAGTCGGCGCACAGCATCAGCATTCACTTCCTTGCCGGACTGCAGCGCACTGCGCAGTTCAGTGCGCAGCGCCTGGCGTGCACGCTCCGGGATCTGCGAGTAGTCGCCGCCCGAACGCTCGAAGATCACATTGATCTGCGCGTCCAGTTGCTGGGGCGTCATCTTCGGCGTCATGGCACGCTTCACGCCCGCCGTGGCGCCCTGCACCAGACCAGGAGCAAAGCCGCCAGCCACACCACCGATCAGACCGGCCGCGGCCTGCTGCAGTTCATCTCCACCACCTTCGCGCGACAGACCAGACAAGCCGCCACCGCCCGCAGCAGACGACAGTTGAGCCATGGGCGCAGTCGATAGAGCTCCGCCAATGGAGCCGATCATGCCGGGCAGCTTTGCCAGTTGCTGGGCGCCACCAAGAGTGCCACCAGCGCCCGCGACAAGGCGTGTGGCGTCGCCCACCACACGCTCTAGCTCGTCGCGCGGCTTAGGCAAGCCAATGGCATCAGCCGCGCTTGTGGCTACTTGCCCCAAAGGAGCTGTGTTGATGCCAGCCATGCGCATGAGCCCGGCAACGGGCTCTGTGAACACCTGGGCGGCGTTTGCCAGGCCCTCCAGGCCATAGCGCCCGGCCAATCCGACTTGGCGCGGCAGGTCGGAGATGCCGCGGTTGACCGCGCGTCCTGCGTCCTGCACAGGATTTGCAGGAGCGGCGGGCGCGCTCTGCTGCAGCCAATCTGCAGGCACAGCCATACCGTTCTTCTGCAGTTTCGTGACCAGGTCGGCCTTTGTCGTGCCGTCCGGGACATTGCTGATGATGGTGCCATCCGGCAGACGTACATCCATTATTTGAGGCTCGAAAAGTCTACGACACCACCGCCTGCAGGCGCTTGCGCGGCCTCGGGCTGTGGGACGGTCAGGAACGGCGCCAAGGCTCCTGCATTGGGGTTGCTCAGCAGCGGCTGCACGTTCTGGTTGTGCTGGCGGATGCGGTTCTCTGCGGTCTTGCGGGCCACCTTGGAGAGCGTCTTGATCTCGCCAATTGACATACTGATGTCGCCAGAGGCTGCTTTCCTCAGGATCGCACGCTCGCTTTCCGTGATCTGGCCTTGGCCCTTCATCTGGCTAGCGGCATCCAGTTCCAGTTGTGCCATTGCTTGCATGGCAGAACGCGTGTTTTCCAGGGTCTCCTTGGAACTTTTCCCACCAAGGCCAAGCTGCGTGCCGATCTGCATCATCACCTGAGCAGGCGCAGTGAGTGGCCCGGCCATCACCTTTCCGCTGTTCAACGCGGCGTCCAGATTGTTCAGCGTGCTGATCGTGGATTGGCCACCTCTTGCGCCGGCAAGCGAGGAATCTATCTGGCTGCCAACGCCTTCCGCCACCTTGTTCAAGAATGACTTCTCAGTATTGACGCTGACATTGGTGCTGTTTCTCGCCGCTCCGGCTGCTGCTTTGCTGATCTCGTAACTTTGGTACGCTTTATTGGGGATGATGTTGCCCTGAGCGTCCATCTGAAAGGGCTTGTTGGGATTCGGGATGGAACGATTTGCGTTTGAAGGGTCAAACGGATTGACGCCCACACCCTCAATGAACTCCAGTTTGTCACGTGGCATCAGATCCCCGTAGTTACGGCTCTGCGCGAACTTCGCCAAAGAGGCCGGCGTGAACTTGGTCGGGTCGATCTTGTCCACAGGGATTTCCTTCTGCATCGCGGCCAGAAGCTCCATACCCCGTTTCGGGTTCACTCCCATCATCGCGTTGGCATATCCCTGCATGTCGAAGTTGCCAGGCGTGGCCGCACGGCCCTGGCTTGGCATGATTCCAGAGGCGGCATCCCCCATCAGGGCTGGCATAGCCGATTGGCCTGGCTGGTAGAACTTCTGCGCCAATTCACCTTCTCTGCGCGCCATATCCACCGCCATTTGTCGTTGTGCAGCCTGCGCCTTGTTTTCATCGACTTGAGACTGCAACAGGCCGCGCTTCATCTCTTCCATCTGCTGGGCGCGCACACCTTGCATGGCGCCCAACAGACCAGGCCCAAAGCGTTGACCGCTGCCAGCAGCAGCAAGCAGATTCAGCCCAAGCTGAGAATCAGGGCTGTTCAGGAAATCGAGTAGTCCAGCCATCACGCACCTCCACCACCGAAATCACCATATTGATCGCGCCTGAACTTGTCCTGAGCGTATTGGCGGCGCAGGTACTCCAACTCGTCATCATTCAAGCCAGTTGTGTTGGCTGTGTCGGCAGACTTTTCCTCTGGCTTGAGCGCGCCCTTGTAGGGGTTGAGCGCGTCGAAATCGATCTGACCGTAGGCCGTACCTGGATTCGCCATCATGGTGGGGATCAGAGGGCTTGGGCGAATCCCGCCCGACTGCATGCCCTGGCCAGCACCTTGCGTCATGTCCTGGCCTTGGCTGCTCATCAGGCCACCGAGCGCGCCAGAGATGCCGCCCCCGCCCAACAGGCCGCCACCCTGCATAAGTGGAGTCTGGCCTTGCCCAGCTTGGCCGAGCAGTCCTGCAAGAGCTCCAGCCTGGCCCGCACCGCCAGGCGCAGCACCAGCGCCATAGGTGTACGTGCCAGCGCCCATGCTGCGCTCAGGCCTCAGGTATCCACCCATCTCCGAGCCTGCAGGCGCGCGCTGGTAGTTGCTGTTCATGAGCCTGTTGGACAGGGCCATCATGCTCGGCGCCATGTTCTGCCGATAGTTGTCCAGATCACCATACAGGTTCTGGTAGCTGTTCTGCTGCAGCGAGTTGAACGGGTTCTGTTCGTAGTAGCCCTGGAGCTTCTGGCCCTTTTCGATGTTCTCCTTCATCCACGGCTGGACTGCGCTCCAAGGCTCGTTCGTAGTGGTCTGGGACGATCCACCACCACCGCCTTTGTTCAAAGCCCCGGAAACCACAGATCCGGCGACGGCTCCGGCAATTGGTACAAGTGCTGCTGGCATCAGAGTTCCTTCATATATTGGACGGACACGGCCTTGTATCCGTCGAGCAATTTGGCCCAGCCTGGCCGGCCTTCTGTCATGGCAAGTGCGCAGCCCATCTCTCGACCCCAGTTCTCGCCCTCTTCAAGAAGAGATGGGCGATAGGAGCCCGCAGATGCAACCATGTGGAATACACGGCCCTTTTCCGTGTCGCGCACCTCTGTGATTGCCGAGTACGCGCCATCGTCACTACGCCAGTATTGAGCGTTGCCAGACCGGCACTGTTCAACCCAGAAATCGGACTGATCAGCAAGAGATTTCTCGAATGCCGGGCGGATCGCCTGCACCGCATCATTGGGGAGATTCTCCGCTTCGTATCTCATGACGTTGTCCCCCAGAAACCAGTTGTTGGCGGTTGCAGGCCTAAGCCAGATCCTCCGCTGCTTGCGCCACCGGACGAACCACCACCCCAAAGGTTGCCGATCTGTCCTGCCAGCTGGGCGCCGCCCAATGCACCGAGCAGCGGGTTGCCCTGCACGTTTGTCGTACCCGTCGATGTGCCAAAGCCGTTACCCATCCCATTTGCACCATTCATGAACTGCTGCCAGTAGTTCAGAGGTGTGTTCTGGATCGTGTTTCCAGCGTTCAACCCCGTCAGGTTGTTGTTGTTCAACTGGTTCCAGGTGTTGTTGCCAAGTTGCGCACCTTGCAGCGCCCAGCTGTTGTTGTCGTTGTTGATCTGACGGTCCAGATTTGCGTAGCCCAGGTTCTGATTGCCAAGGCCCAAGTTGTAGTTGTTCGCTGCGTTGTAGTAGCCAAGCCCCAGGTTGCCCTGTCCGAGGTTGTCTGCGCGCCGGCCCAGGTCGTACTGCAGCTGCTGGCCGAATGCATTTCCACCGAGCCCAGCCAGTGCGCTCCCGATGTTCGACTGCAGGTCGTTCATGGCATTGGCT